TTATCTTATACGCCATTACAAGGTTCATATGAAGAATCTGAAGACGATGATTTATCGTATTTCCCTATGTAATTTAATAAAGGAACAATAATGTCAGAGTTTGATTTTATACCACCGTCAATGCCAACGCCATCGTTTGAGCATCAAGACGAAAACAGATTTGATGAAGAAGTAGAGGCCGAAGACTTTGGCCTTATGTCTGATTTTGGAATCATGAATGAAGAAGTTAATGAAGATTTATTGGCAGACAACTATGCTCCATCATCAATTAGTATTGGTTTTATGGGTGTTGGTGGCGCTGGAAATAAAATCGCTGCTGCTTTTATCGCTGAAGGTTTTACAAAAACCCTTCTCGTAAACACAACTGGCAAAGATATTCCAGACGAAATCGCTGAAGAACACGTTGTTCTTATTCCAAATGCTGACGGTATCGGAAAGAATACAAGGCTCGGCAAGTCAGTTCTTGAAGGAAACTCTGCTGTTGTCGAGGACGCCTTAAGAACTAAACTTGGTAAAGTTGATTGGCTATTTGTTATGGCTGGTGGAGGGGGCGGTACAGGCTCCTCAGTGGCCGCCCTACACGAAGCTACCCAAAGGTATATGAAGTCTGTACAAGCGGAAGGAGAGGTCGTCTACATCGTTTCCTGGCCTACTTCTCAGGAACTTCTAAATCCAACCATTGCCAAGAATGCTTTATCTCTTTTAAATGATGTCTCCGAATATCCACATATTGTAATTGACAATGAAAGACAGTTGAGATTGTTGAGATCACAAGTTGGTATGCTTGGCCTTTATCCAAAGGCAAACACAGGACTTGCCAAACTCCTAGGACAAATTCTCAAGCTATCTACAGAAGCGTCTCCAATCCAGTCTTACGACAGTAAAGATTTAGAAACCTGTATAGGTCAATCAGGTCGTATGTTCCTTGGTTCTACAATTATTAGAGATCCAGCAACACCTAAGCTTGGTTCTATGATTCTACAAAACTGTCTTAATGTATCTGCTTGTCCTCCACCAAAGGGCAAACCAAAGACTGGCACACTTCTACTTGTTGTGTCAGAAGATATGGTCAATGACCCAAGACTATCAAAACATTTAGAGGCTGCTGTTTCTTATGTCGGCGGTAGGTGTGAAACTCTCTTCTCTGGTATTTATATTAGAAAGAGTGTTCCTGGCCTTATTGCCATACTTACTATGAGTGGATTACCACAAGGAAGATAATATGAAAATCACAAAAGCAAGACTAAAGCAGATCATTAAGGAAGAGATTAGAGACTTTCAAGGAGACTTCGATCCATCTTCCAATATGCCACCTGAATCGTTTGGTGGAGATGAGACAACCAAAAAGGCATTGATTCAAAATGCAGCAGAGTTCTATTCAATCCCAGCAGAAGAATTTATGGCTGTTCTTGATTATACTGAAAAAACGGCGGAAGAAGTTAACGATATTTTAACCAATGCTCTAGTTCGGGCTCATAAAACAATGCCTTTTAATGAAAAGTATGGACCGGGCAAAGAATCCAGAATAGGTCAGTATGTTATGGACATTTTAAAAAAAGGAATAAAATAAAATGAAACTACTACTAGAAAACTGGAAAAGCTATCTTGATGAAATGATTAAAATTCAAGATAAAGAGCCGAAAGCCCCGCCCCCTGGTGTTGTTCCTAAAAGGACAAGAGAGGAACAACATAAACTGAACAACTTTCTTAAAAGCCTTGAAAGTAAAATGAAGAAAGACCAAACTTTGGTTGATAAAGTTAGAGGTCTAATTCAAGGTATGACAGAAGGTGAAGACTTCGAACAAGTTAAAAAACTTAAGACTGACGTTGATTCTATACTTGCTTCCCTTAGAAAAGAGCTTCAAAATATGAAGCCCAGCGAAATGGAACTAATGATGAGAAAGATTCAGAACTTAGTCCAAAAAGAGTATGGAGGTGACAAGTGATGTCAAATGAGCAAAAAGAAGCCCTACTTGATTGGGGCATTTCAAAACTTACTTCTCGTAAGCTATTAGTGTGGATTACTGCTACTGCTCTTATGGTTGTAGGCGGTTTAGAATCAGCAGACTGGGTTGTTATCTCTGGTCTTTATCTCGGTGGTCAATCTGTAATTGACGCTATTGTAAAACTTAAGGGTCTTGAGTGAAGCAAAAGATATTAGCATTCTGTCTAAAACATTGGAAGGAGATTGGGCTTGTCCTTCTCCTTTTTGTTGTATTTGCTAAATCTCGTCATGATATGTCAAATATCATCAAAGCAAACGAGTTAACAGAAGCTGCCTTAAAAGACCAAATAGAGACTCTTCAGGCCCTTCATGCTGACGAGTTACGAATGAGAGACGAAGCACTTGAAAAGTATCGTAAAGATATGGAAGAGCTTGAGAGAAGATATAATGAAAGGCAAACCGAAATAGTCTACTTGACGAAAGAAGAAAAAGAGACTATAATAAAAGAGTTTAAACAAGACAAAGCCTTGATTATCAAGCGCTTTGAAGAAGCCTACGGATTAAGATATGTTGAATAGCCTTTTATTATTTATGTTTATGTCCTCTGCTAGTGCTGAAGATTTCACAGTATTAGCAGAAGAACAGCCAGCGCCCTTTGAAGGTGTTTTATTAAGTGTTCCTGCTGCTGCTGAAATCTTAGCAAAGAAAGAAGAGCAGGAAATGAAATGTGATCTTGAAGTTGAGTTCCAAGTAGATAAAGTAAATACAGAATGTAAACTAGACAAAGAACTCTTAGAAGCAAGAATCGTAACCATTGAGACCGAATACAAAGAAGTTGTTGCTCAAAAAGATTTAGTCATTCAAAAACAAAAAGATATTATTAATAGCCAAGCCCCACAATACAAGTGGCTTTGGTTTACAGGTGGTATCGTTTTAGGCGGCGGTGCTTATTATGGAATCCAGCAGGCAGTAAAATGAGCAAAGATCCAAATTATTCTGTAAAGGTAGAACAGGCCGTAGAAAAGAAGTATGGCAAAGAAACAGTAAAGAATCCTGCTTCTTCTTGGGATGAAATAAAAGAAAAGAAGTTTCTTCAAGAACGAGCAGACTTTTATAAGAAAACTAATAAAGTAGACTGTTCTAATCCAAAAGAAGATGTAAATGGTATAAAGGTAACCAAAAAACTACTTAATAAAGAATCAGTTCCTTTTTGTCCTGTTTGCTCAAAACAGACTAGTTCTGTTAGAGATGATGTAATGCTTGTTAAGTTTGATTGCTGTAACAACTGTTATATCAAATGGGTTGAAGGTCGAGAGGAAAGATGGCAAACAGGATGGCGACCAAATGAGTGATATCACTACAAGAGAAATTAGAAAACTGATTAGGCAGGCTTTGATGGAAGGGCATGAGCCTATGATTGATGACCAAGGAAAGATCCACGATGATGGTCATGAAGTCAGTATGGCCGAGTCTGATTTATACAAGTTGGCTGAATATGCCCCAGATGTATATGGAATGGTTGATAATTATGCTGACCTTCCTGGCTGGGTTCAAAAAAAGATTACTTTAGCCGCTGAGTACATTGGTTCAGTAAAACACTATTTAGAGCACGAACATTTCAAAGCAAAAAACAAACTAGGAGATTTTGAACATGGCGACGACCTATGAAATCGTACAAGGCTTAGCACAAGCTGCTGCTAATGCTTATGATGGAGCCCTTGACGATAAGGGTGAACTACTAAAAGTAGGACTTCAAAGAGAGGAGGGTCGTATTATGTTTGACTCTCGTAAGATGGACGGCTTTGGTGTAAAGTTTGAAGGTAATATGCTTTGTGTTCATTATCACGGAGAATGCTCGTTAAGAGAGGTTATCCAAAATGACTTTGAAGGCGAGATGGAACAAAGACTTTCTAATGTTGTTTCGTTTCTCAAGAAAGAGTATAAAAAAGTAACTGGTGGCTCTGTGTCTTTATCTCCAGAAGGCGAAGTCGATGTTCTTGTACAGAATATTTCAAGACAACGATCTATGGTCCAAGCACAGCGTTATTATAAGATTGGTGGTATTGACGCTCAGCCAATCGTTGGTGAAGCTACCGAAGATAAACTAGCCTCTGGTTGGGAAAAGTTTATGTCTCAGGGCGGTCTTGGAACACGTCCACCAAATGATAAAAGACCAAAAGGAGGGTCATAATATGAAGATAACAAAAGCAAAACTAAAGCAAATTATCAAGGAAGAGCTTAATCGACTACTATCTGAAGAGGTGGTCTCTAATGACGAACTAGAAAGAATGCGTGATGAATTTGGCTCTTCCAGGTATTCACAAGGCTTATTTACCGAGTTAAGAAACTTAATCGGTGAAATGGAGCAGTATCCTGAAGGTAGTCCAGAACGAGAGAGAGCCAAGCTTGGAGTTGCGTCTTTTATGTATGAAAATGAGCTACATAAACAATTCAGACAAATTTTTGGTCAGGACTTAAATGACTATGTTGCTCAAAATAGAAGTAAGATGGATCTAAGCCATCTTGATGATGTATATTAGGCAGGGTCCCTTGAGCCTATAAAGAAATTTAGATTGATGAATGTCCAGATTAACCAAGAAAGAAATACTGAAGGAAATTTAAAAAATGAAACTTACAAAAACAAGATTAAAAAAAATCATTAAGGAAGAGTTGAGCGAGATGGCTGGAAGACAAAAAGGTCAGCCTTTATCAGATCAACAAAATGATCAGATTCTTGATGTAATGCTAGAGGCTCTAAGGGGTGAATACTCGACAAGTCAATATAGCGGTATTCAAGAAACATTAGCTCATTTTGAAGATCTTTATGGTATGTTAGAAGAATACTCACTTGGTTCTATCACTATGAAAGAATTGTTAAACTCTGTTTCTGACGATAAAGTTTACAAAATTATCTCTGGTAAGGAACTCACCTACTAAAACTTAGATCGATGAATGTCCAGATTAACCAAGAAAGAAATACTCAAGGAAATCATAAAATGTGGTAAAGATCCAGTTTACTTCTTAAAGAATTATGCCAGGATCTCTCACCCACTTAAAGGACAGATATTATTTAATCTCTTCGATTATCAGGAAGACCTTCTACAAGACTTCAACGATTATCGTTTTAATGTAATTAACAAAGGTCGGCAGCTAGGTATCTCTACCTTGACTGCTGGCTATATTGTTTGGATGATGCTTTTCCACAAGAACAAAACAGTTCTTGTTATGGCAACAAAGTTTGAGACAGCAGGCAACTTGGTCCGTAAGGTCAAGAACATAATGAAGAATCTGCCTAGCTGGATCAGTATCTCTGATATCACAGCAGACAACAGAACATCATTCGAGCTTTCTAATGGTTCTTCAATTAAGGCTGCCTCTACCTCTGGTGACGCTGGCCGCTCTGAAGCTCTATCCTTATTAGTTCTTGACGAGGCCGCTCACATTGACGGTCTTGATGAGCTTTGGACTGGTCTGTACCCAACACTATCAACTGGTGGTCGTTGTATAGCAATCTCTACACCAAACGGTGTTGGTAACTGGTTCCATAAAACTTGTGTTGGGGCCGAGAACAACGACAATGATTTTAAACTTTCAACTCTTATGTGGTGGGTACACCCCGAACGAGACAGAGAATGGTTTGAAAAAGAAACCAGAAATATGTCAAAGAGACAGATCGCCCAAGAGCTTGAATGTAACTTCAATACTTCAGGTGAGACCGTCATATCTCCAGAAGATATGGAATGGCTTGACTCTCTCGTAGAAGAGCCAAAACATAGAACAGGTTTTGACAGAAACTTCTGGCTTTGGAGAGAGAAAGACCCAAGCTGTAGTTATCTTCTTTGTGCTGACGTTGCCCGTGGTGACGCTGTTGATTATTCTACTTTTCATATTCTAGAATTAGAAACAATGGAAATAATTGGAGAATATAAAGGCAAACCAACTCCTGATCTTTACGCTGGTATGTTGAATCAAGTTGGTAGAGAGTTTAACAATGCTATGCTTGTTGTTGAGAACAACTCTATTGGATATACCGTATTAGATAAGTTACAAGAAGCTGGATATCCAAACATTTACTATTCAACTAAGTCTACACACGAATATGTTGAACAATACCTAGCAGAGCAAAAAGCATCTGTGACTGCTGGATTTACCAACTCAATGAAGACAAGACCACTAATTATTGCCAAGCTAGAAGAGTTCATTAGAAATAAAGTTATTAAGGTTCATTCTTCTAGACTAATTAATGAGTTAAGAACTTTTGTCTGGATGGGAGGAAAGCCAAAAGCAATGAGAGGCTATAACGATGATTTAGTTATGGCTCTCGCTATTGCCTGTTGGGTAAGAGACACAGCAATACAAGCAAACAGTAGAGAATTAAACTACCAAAAAGCATTTGCCGACTCAATCATCATTTCTAGCAAAAGATTTGAAACAAGAATAAAAGGACAAGAAGGCTATAAAAAAGAAAACATTTTTGATAAAATGTCTGAAGCCAAGTCAGTCTATGACCAATACAAATGGATAATTAAATAATGGCACCAAATAATAGAAAACCACCAGGGAGAAACCCAGCTAATGCTCAGTCTGAGTTGTTCAAGTCCCTAACAAGGTTGTTCTCTGGACCAATCATTTCTTACAGAACACAAGCTGGTAAGAAGATTAGAAGACAGCACCTTGACAAGTTCGCTTCTCGATTCCGCTCTGCCTCTGGCCAGCAGTTCAAGAAGACTTCATATAACCCGCTTGACACTATTGCTGTCAATGCTATCAACAATCAAAGACGTTCAGAGCGTTATGTAGATTTTGATCAAATGGAATATATGCCAGAGATTGCTTCTGCTCTTGACATCTACGCTGACGAGATGACAACCTATTCTGATCTTAGACCAATGTTAAGTATCAACTGCCCTAATGAAGAAATCAAGGCAATGCTTAACATTCTATATCATAATGTTATGAATATTGAACACAACCTATTTGGCTGGTGTAGAACACTTGCTAAGTACGGTGACTTTATGCTTTATCTTGATATTGATGAAAATGTTGGCATTCAAAGCACCATATCGCTTCCTATCCAAGAAGTAGAAAGACTTGAAGGCCTTGACGCTACAAACCCAAACTATATCCAATTTCAGTGGAACTCTGCTGGTATGACTTTAGAGAACTGGCAGGTTGCTCACTTTAGAATTCTTGGCAACGACAAGTACGCTCCATACGGCTCTTCTGTTCTTGAGCCTGTCCGTCGTATCTGGCGACAGCTAACTCTTATGGAAGACGCTATGATGGCTTACCGTATTGTTCGTTCATCTGAGAGAAGAGTGTTCAAGATTGACGTTGGTGCCATTCCACCTAACGAAGTAGAGCAGTATATGGAAAAGACTGTGACTGCTCTCAAGCGTCACTCTGTTATTGATCCAGATACAGGTCGTGTTGACTTGAGATATAATCCTCTTTCTATCGAAGAAGATTACTTTATCCCAACTCGCCCAGGTTCTGCTACAGAGATTTCTTCTCTTGCTGGTGCTCAGAACATTACTGC